TGCCAAAGCGATATTTAAAGTCTTACTTGGAACACCGCCTTTTGTAATTCTATTAAAAAAAGATAAATCAAATGGATATTTCTTTTCTTTTGTATGGTACCAATCAAATCTTGCTTTCGCATCTTCAATATAATCGTGCCCGATATGATTATCAAATGAAACAGCCAACGCATCAGCAAGAATACTAGGTATCGCTTCTGGTGTTCTTGTTTTATCTTTATTGTCTAATATTTTAATACCATCAAGTACAGCATTGTGTACTGCTCTATCTTTACAAAACTTTTCTGTTGTATCTAATAACCATTGTAAATCTGTTTCTTCATATGAAATAGTATTAACTAAATCTTTTATACCCTTATATTCTTCTTCGTTTAAATCTTTTCGATTATTAAGTTCAATTAAGATTGCTTCTTTTGTAGGTAAGTTCTTATACTTTGTGACAAATTTTTCTACTTCAGCATACAATTCTCTTTCATCTTTTTTAGAAAAGTAATAAGGCTTTATAAAAGGTAAAGCTTTTCTTGTATAATTTTCATTATAAAAAAGATTTGTAAGTATTGTATTTTCAATTCGATCAGACATAATGTAAATAACTTCCTATAATATACTTTGGTTCTTTAATTGGTTTATGGCCTATATGTTTATGTGTCCATAGTGGTGGAAACATTAATAAACTACCAGTCTTTGGTTGTATCATTATATCATATTCTGGGAAACTTGTCAACCCTCCCTCGTTGTCATTTAGATATAAAAAGAACACCAGAAATCTTTTAGCACTAGCATAATCCATAACATCAACGTGTTCTTTAAATTCATCTTTGTTGTTTACTTCGTACTTTTTAAATCTAATTTGCTCCCAACCATATTTTTCAGGCCAATTATTAGTGATGTTAAATTCTTTTGCATACTTATCAATAAATTTATTAAGTGTAGGATACAAAATATCTACATACTCTTTCCAATCTTCGTGTAAATTAATATTAATTTCTGTAAATGATCTATGATCTTTTAGTTCTGTCTTTTGCCATTGTAATCTACTATCTTCAAACTTATCAATTAAGTGTTGGCACTGTTCTTTAGATAATACATTATCATATGTTTTGATAAAGTCAACCATTAAATTCTATTTTACCTTCTTTTAATTGTTCTTCAACAACCTCTATTAATATATCACCAATGTAATTTTTGAAATCTGTAGATTCAACATCTACCTTTTTAGGGTTTACCATTATATCATAAGTAAACCGTAATGGTATATCACCACTATCTAATGGTTTTGGTTCAAAAGCAACTTTGTCATACTTGTAGATTACTCCTTCGTAATTACCATCAAGTAACTTTACACAACTAAAGTTATCACCTTCTCTTTGAGCAAAGGCGTATCTTTTAATCTTCTGTTTCTTCTGCTTCTTCTGATCCGTATTGGAATTTTCGTTTTGCTTGTTCATCTATTTTGTCTAACACTTCCTTTGTAAAATACTTCTCTGGATTATCGTTGATGTTCTTACCAAAGACTTTAGACCCATCTGGCATTTCATATCTTGTAGATACTTTCTTAAAGATACCAGCTTCTTCACCGAGTTCTAAAAGACCATAATATTTGTCTAAACCTTTTTTGTAAGTAAGTTTTACATCTATTTGTGCGTTTTCTTTTGTTAACCTAGATTTAAAATTTTTACAATGTATAATGTTTCCAACGACCTCGGTACCTTCTTTGTCTTTTCTTTTACCAAGATAGATGATTGATGATGCTGCGTATTTCAAACCACTACCGCCGCCCATTTCTTTTTGAGGGAACATTGAACCTATGACATCATAAGTGTGGTTAGTCATAATCATTGGTATATTTGCTTTACCAAGTTTCAATGTTAATACTCTAAATGTTGACTTGACTATTTGTGATCTAGTCATATCTCTTGTTTCTTTACCAGCGGCAGTATCTTCCATTTCTTTTGTAGTCGATAACATACCTAAACTGTCTAATACAAACATCAAAGGTTTTCTAGTCTTCTCTGCTTGTTCAATGTACTTGTCTAATATTTTAATTGATTGATTTCTAAATTCTTGTACTGTGGCAACTGGTACGATAACCATTCTTTTAGAATCAATGCCTCTACTCTCAATCATTTCTTTTGAGATAGCACTTTCTGATTCAAAGTAGATAATACCTGCTTCAGGATCCTTATCTAAAAATGCTTTACATATACCTAGTGCGAAAAATGTTTTACCTGTTGCGGCTTCACCAGCGATTGCTGTGATCTTGTTTCCTGGCATACCACCGTAGATACTACCAGATAATAGTGCGTTAAATGAATATGAACCTGTATCAATGAAACTTGTTACATCAGCGCTGTCAATACCATCACTTACTAAACCAGCATATTCATTACCAGTTTCTTTAATTATATCTTTTAAAAAATTACTCATATTCAATCTCCTTAATTGTGTTATAATATATCATACTTATATCTAATTGTCAAGTCTAGTTTTCAAAGTCTTTATCATAAGGTAATAGATGAGTTGGTAAGTGTGCTTCACCCTCCCATTGAAATCTTAACTTCGGATCAGCAGGTACATAACTTTTTTTAGGTTCTTCATAATCCTCAGGCTTTACTCTTGTCCATAACAAATTTTTCATTTCTTCAATGTTAACCATACCAAAATCATTATAAACTCTTCCCTCAAACTTCTCAGCCATATAGTGAACAATCTCTTTATTGTATGCTATCTTTCTTTGATAGTCCCAATATTCTTTTAAGTCTTTATATGATTGTTCAGTAATCGCCATTAACATATTTATTTCTTCAAAGCAATGGCGCCCATGAAATTAAAGTTTTGCCAGAAGTTATGTACTTCAAACCCTGCTTTATTAAACATATCATATATTTCAGTTTTAGTATTTAACTTCATCATATGTCTTAACTGTACTTCTTTGTCTAATATTTCTTTATCAGTAAAGTGTTTTCTTTTATAATCATAAAAAGTAAAAGTCATCATGTCTTGTATTTTAGGATTACAACTAAAAGTTTTTTCACTAAAGATAAATGCGCCACCTGTATTTAAACCATCGGCAACTTTGTTAATTACATCTTGTCTATCTTTTGGTGACATAAACTGTAAAGTAAATATAGAAGTAACTAGTGAACAATTTTGAAAATTAAAATCTCTTACATCGCCTCTGTAGTAACTTAAATTCTGATGTTTATCTTCATCAAAAGTATAATCACCATAGAAGTCATCTTCTATTTCAATACCAGTATATTGTGCGTGTGGTATATGTTCATTGTTTTGTTCAATCATACTTTTTAATAGTTTACCTGTTGAACAACCAATGTCAACAACTTGTGTATAATCTTCTACAAAGTATTTTGATAGAGAAAGTATATCACCCCATAAGTGACTATAACCTCTAACTGATGTATCTATATGTTTATCAAATCCTTCTTCTGATGTGGCAAATGTAAATTTAGTCATTATTTAACTCCTTATATGGTTTCAATACTTTATTATATACACTTTCCGCAAGTGCTTTCATCATAAGAGGTGGTACCATACGACCAATTCTTTCTGATCTTTGTTTATGTTCACCTGTTAATTTAAAGTCTTCAGGTAATGACATAATTCTTTTTAATTCTTTGATAGTAAATTTTCTATCTTCTAATGGGTGACAAGTACCAGCAACACCAGCGAGATTACCCATTGCTGTAATTGTTGGACAAGGTTTTCTTAAACTACTTCTTTTTAAATTAAAGTGATGACCTTTCTCATGGTAATCCATACCTGTTAATACTTTATCAGGATCTTTTGGCATCTTCATTAATGTTTTACCAACAGCCTTCTCTGGACTAATCTTATCAAACAAATAATCTAGTTCTTCTTGGTCTTCATTTTTAATATCACCAATTGCTTCACTCAATATAGTTCTAACATCATTCTTATCAGGATACAATTGATACATTGTCATAAAGTTAATTCCAACTTTTTCTGCTACATCTTCTCTTACAGCAATAAAAAAAGTTCTTCTACGAGATTGTGGTACACCAAAATAACTTGCGTCTAATACATCAGCAACTACAAGATAACCAATTTGTTCAAATGTATTTTGTATTCTATGGAAGTATTCTTTTGCTTCACCCATAGTCAAGCCTTCGACATTCTCACCAATAATAACTTTTGGTTTTATTTCATCTGCCACTCTTAAAAACTCAAAGAACAAATCTTCTACATTTTCTACACCTTTAATATCACTATATTGTTTCTTTTTACCAAACGCATCTGCGTGAGTTCTACCTTCACCATGTGATACAGAACCTGCCATACTGAACGCTGAACACGGTGGAGAGCCATCTAATAAGTCTAGTTCTCTTGGTTTCATATTAATTTTTTCTAAAAAATCTTTACCTGATAATTTTTTAATATCACCCGGAATAATAATTGTATCTGGATAATTTTCTTTGTATGTATTTTGTGCTTCAGGTACAAACTCATTGACAGCAAGTATCTTACCACCAGCCAATCTATAACCAGTTGATGAACCACCGCCGCCAGCGAAAGTTGATAGTACATTAAATAGTGCTCTTTTCTCACTATCTAAAGTATCTTTTAATGTATATCTTTTATAATTGTTCATTGTTCCATTTCATTAATAACCATATGCCAAAACCATACCCTAATATAACATATAATAGAGATAATGTCAAGTCCCAAATCATACTTCATTACCCCAACTATTCCAACCATCTCGTTTTCTACGAGCAAAAAGTTCAATATATGGACCATCTAACATCTTCTCAATATGGTCATATACTATATCTGGTTTTCTACTGTGTTCTCGTCTTTGGTCCACAACTAATTGTGGTATACTTTTATTTAGCCGTTTAGGTTTACCCCTTGTAGCGAGTAAACACATTTCTGGATTACCTCTAGTCCAATAACCTAGACCTGTAAAGAAACCCATTTTAGTTCGATTCGTTTTTGCCCAAGTAAAACCTACTGTCTTATACTTGAAACCCCACGCATTGATTACTTCAAATGCTTTGTCTAACAAGGGATCAACAACCCACATTAAAAGGACTGCATCGTCCTTAGCAAGGTCACCAACAGGTAACCGAATAATGTCAGACAAAGACATGCAACTATAATGTTTCTCAGGGCTTTTGTCCTTGCCTTTATTACTATACGTTTTAAACGTCCACGGGGGATCAGCATATATTACTCCATGTTTTTTGTTTGTATTAAATTCCATAAGTTAAAAAAAAGTATCTAATCAATAGTATTATTATTAAAAATCTAGGTATAGACCATTCTGTTTTCATAGCAAGTAAACTACCTGTGGCAAAACCCCAATGAATACAAATCAATGATATAAAAAGACTATTCAAAAAATGCCTCTAAACTTGCTTTCTTTTCATATGTCCAACCAATAGAGTTTAATATAAAACTCATAGGATCTAAAAATGTTTTTTGAAACATTGTATCATAATCAATATATTCTTGTAATTTAAATTCACTTGGTAATTTTGTTACATAACTTACTACATCAAATTTAAATGGGTTAGCTTCTTTTAATTTTAAAAATTTAATCTTATCACCTTCTTGTATTAAAGGATACTTTTTATGTAACTTAAATTGTTTTAGTTGATGATTATATATCAAAGCACCTTTAACATGAATAGGTGTACCTTTAATAAAGATACTATTACTATCTTTATATTTTCTTAAATTGTTACAAGACCTAGGAAAAGATATTTGTTCAGCTGACATTTGATAAAACTCTTTTTTAAAATTGGCAACAAACGCTTGTAGCTCGTCTTCACCTTTTGTCATTATAAGTTTAATTGCTTGTTTAATATTACCTCTACAAACTTCAGGAGTAGATGACTTCACAGCCTCTATACCCATAATCTTTAATTTAGGTTCTTCAAATGTAATACCTTCTTCATCTAACACATTTAACATATATCTTTTTTTCGCAGTCCATATACCTTTATCAGCGATGACTTCTCGTTTCATAACCATTTTTTGTTTAATGGCATTTGTGTAATCGGCAAGTTCAGCAAAACACTTATCTATAAAAGGTTCTATTCTACTATTTACTACTTTGTTTAAAAACTTTAATGTATCTGCTTTTGATTTATCTTTACAAGTTGCTTCAACTAATTTATCTAGTGTAAGGTAAATTGAATCTGTATCTGACGCAACAATATAATCAACCTTATCATGTGTCTTTAGTATTTTATTAATATATTCATTTACATTCTTTTCAATAAATCTAATTACAAATTGACCTGATGATGTAATAGCAGTTGCTTGTCTTACATCATAATATCTAAAGTATTGATTACCAATTGCGCCATAAGCTGAGTTAAGAGCAATCTTCTTTGCCCATTGTATATTATGACAACGAGATATTTCTCTAGCAATTGCAGGGTCTTTTGTCTTTTGATATTCTTTTTTAGCTTGAAACGCAAGAGTTTTAAACTTAACCCTATCGTTGTACATACTTTCCATAAGTCTAGGTAGAAACCCTGGACTATCTGTTTTAAACATAGCACCATTAGGCGTAATACAAGCACCTTCAGTTTTTAAGTGTGTTAATGGTGTCGCATGATTTAACAACTTATCTACTGAAACGCCTGATGATTTTACGCCAATGATTTTCTCTGGTGATATATTATACTGCATAATTAAATGTGGATATAGTGAATTTATATCAAATGATACTATCCAATTATGCATACCTGTAATTGGGTCTTTTACATAAGCGCCATCGTACTTGTCTTCTTTAATATTATCTTCTTTAGGTGGAATCATAATATTATCTTTTTTCAAATAATTGTAAATCAACATATCCCACATTCTTACTTGTGAAAATACATCTGTATAATTTACTTTAGCTTCATACGCCATAGTTAAGACTAGTTCAATTAGTTTTAGTTTATCTTCTAACCCATCAACAATTTCAACATCTTGTATATTATAATCTATAAATGATTGAAAGTCTTTTGTATACCATTCTCTAAATGTATCATATGGCATTTCATCTTTACCCTTACCAAGTTCTACTTTACCAATGTAATCAAGTTTATAACTTTCTTGTTTTGTTGGTATAAATTTTTGATACAAGTCCAAGTAATCTAACATAGAGATACCAAATATATTATAATGAGTTTGTGGTCTACCTCTTACAACAATGGTTTCTCTTTCAACTAAATTCCAAGGTGAAAATCTTTTTAATACTTTTTCATCTACTAGGTTTCTAATACGATTGAATAGATAAGGTATATCAAAAAATTTTGTATTCCAACCAGTAATTACATCTGGATAGTTCTTAATCCAGAATTTCATAAACTCCATAATCAAAGACTTTTCTGACTTACATCTTATATAAGTTATATCTGGTCTATCTGTTTTAAACTCACCTGTACCCCAGGTTATAATTTGTTTGTTAGATTGATTTTTAACTGTGATTGCTAATAGTTCTTCTGTTGGGTTTTCTATATCAGGAAAACCATTTTCAGCACTACATTCTATATCAACTGTAAATATTTTAATTTGGTCTTTATCAAATTGCATATCTTCTGGATATTCATTTGCGATATATTGATATTGATAACGGTCCATACCATACAATGGTGAGTTATCTGTATTATAACTTTTTTTAAACTCTCTTGCTTTTGAAATACTACCAAATTGAATAGGTTTAAGATTTTGACCTTTTAGTGTTTTGAATTCTGTTTCATCTTGTGAAATACCATACAGTGTTGGTTGAAAGTCTATTTTATTTTTATATTCTTTACCCTCATGGATACCTCGAACCAATAACTTTCCTCTATGTTCAATAACGTTTTTGTAAAAATTCATAATCTATTATAACATTAAATTTTGTAATTGTCAAGTAAATGTACGATCAAACCATCATGTTCTTTGCTTAATTGAATTTGACAGCCTAATCTGCTAAAGTTCGGATCATAGTTTTTTTCGTATTCAATAAGAGTGCCTTCAAAGCTGCTCTCATTCAATTTACCAATCTTACTTATCCAAGTTTCATCTATCTTAATGTGACAAGTAGCACAAGCACAACACCCACCACAATCACCAGGAACCTCAGGAAGATTGCCATAATCTCTAGCAGCTTCCATAATAGTTACACCTTCGTCAACTTGGACTGGAATGGTTTCCTGTCCTCGTTTGAAGTTTACTGTAATCATTAAAGTTTTGGTATTGAGTTTTCTGTAATTAATCCTGGTTTAGCTGATAT